TATACAAGGAGGATAAAAATGAAAAAGAAAATTTTAACGCTTTGTCTTGCCGCTATTATGTGTGTGAGCTTTGCAGCATGCGGAGGTACAGCATCAGATGATTCTTCTGTACTATCTTCAGAAACCGAAAAGCAAACTGATTCAGATGTTGGAAAAGTTACAGAACAGGATGGAATGAGAAAAGAGGTTGTGTATACAAATAATAGTCTTGATATAAGTGGAGAATCCGGACCTATCAAATATACAGCAACCGATATCCAAGTTTCAAAATTAACCGCTACAACTGATAGTACTGCTTCTCTTTTAGATCTCGAAAAAGACAAAGAATATGCTGTCGTTGTAGCTCATTTTGATGTTGAAAATACATCAGACGAGACTATTAGCTTCTATCCAGATCAATCAGTAATGACAACCAATACGAAAGAACAGATAAACGCCAGCCTATTTCTGAGCGATAGTGTAGGCGGTGATTTCATCGGAAAAGTAAAAAAATCAGGCAATGTAATTTTTATTTTAAAAAACAGTAGTGCTGATGACCTGGCAAACGTGACAATCCATATTGATGCGCCACACAATGATTCATTTGATTCCGTCGGTGATCCGGTTGAAATCAATATCCCAGTAAAAAACTAATCTAACTTATCTTCGTTTAATGTAGTCCGCCTCTCTATTTACATAAGGGGGCGGACAAAATGCAAGGAGGATCACCGATATGATGTATCCATTTATGACACTGGATGATGATACTGAAATCGTCCATTCCGATATGCTGCCTGATGGCAGGGTAAAAGTCTATATTGAGCGTCCAGACGAAAAATACGGATTCCGTCACGCTACTTGCTATCTTCCAGATTATACGTGGGAAGATATTTATCAGTTCACCCAGAACGATATTGACCGCTTCCAAGAGGTAATTGAATCCACTGCACACCTTATTATTGAATTCTCTCAAGAAGGAGGATTTGAAAATGCCTCAAATTTTTAAACTTGGATCTTACAATGTTTATTTTTGGTCGAACGAGAGTTGTCCCTTAGAACCTGTGCATGTACATGTTTCACAAGGTTCTCCAGCAGAGAGCACAACAAAAATTTGGATTACGAGATCTGGAAAATGCTTGTTGTGTAATAATAAGTCTCAAATACCTTCAAAAGTATTGCGAAACATCATGAGAATTATCGAGTCACGAAGCTGCGAGATTATAGAAAAATGGGTCTCCTACTTCGGCGAAATACGATATTTCTGCTGACAAATATTCTGCAAATCTTTCGCTTTCTTTAATGAGCAGATAGATACAGTCGCTCTCCGCGAGGAAGACGTGGATTAAAATATCAGTGAAGGAGGAAATTGATTATGAAAAGAAAAAAGAAGTTATCGCTATTCTTGTCGCTGGCTCTCGTAGCTGCGTCGGTATTTATTCCGCAGATCCAATCGTACGCATCCCAGATCGGTGTAACAATCAACGGTAGCGCTGTTCAATTCAATGCGTCAACAGGTTCTCCATTTGTCGATAGCTCCAATCGTACACAAGTTCCGCTCAGAGCCACAATGGAAGCCTATGGTTGTGACGTTGATTGGGATAGAAATACACGTACTGCTATCGTTCAGAAAGATGGAAAAACGGTTAAGGTTCCGATCGGATCCAATAACATTTCTATTAATGGATACCAGGTCGAAAACGATACTGTTGCGGTAATTAAAGATAATCGCACTTATCTTCCAATCCGAGCCGTGCTGGAGGCTTTTGGCGGTTACGTCAGCTGGAATCAGGCTGCTCAATCCGTTTCCGTCGATAACACATTCCCACTACTGAAGATACATTTTATCGATGTCGGACAAGCGGACGCTGCGCTCATCGATATTGGTAATACAGAAGTGCTGATCGACGGCGGAAACAACGCCAACGGCCAACAGGTAGTTAATTACCTCCGCCCGTATGTTGACGGAGCCCTTGATTATGTAATTGCTACTCACACGGACGCTGATCACATTGGTGGCTTAGATGATGTACTCGCTGCGTATCAGGTAGATACAGTTATTGGATCCGGCGATACTTCCTCGACCTCAACTTACCGCGATTATTGGGCAGCGGTACAGTCTGAGCCGAATTCCCAGTACATGGATGATTCTGATATGGTACTTCCTCTTGAAGGAGGCGCAGAACTTGAAATTATCGAAACTGGAGATAATAATGGTGATACAAACGGCAACAGTGTAATTGCTCAATTAAACTACGGAAAAGTAAAAGCTTTATTTACCGGAGATATAGATTCTGATGTTGAAAGTCAGAATTTAGATAAGTTTGAGGATGTCGATGTGCTGAAGGTCGCTCATCACGGATCCAAAACATCTACTTCCAGCTCTTTCTTAAGTGTCATTCATCCTGAGTATGCCGTAATTTCTGCAGGATCAAATAATACATATGGACACCCTTCTGCCGATACACTCAGCAGACTTTCTGCAGTCGGATGTAAAACGCTCGGTACTTTCAAGTCTGGTACTGTTTCTCTGTCATCAAACGGAAAAGTCTATAACTTGAATAAGAGTAACTATCTGACTATAGCTGATGCGGGAGCCGGTACTGGCGGAAGTACCCTGGTTACGCCTCCGGGTGGAAACACACCAACTAATCCTTCGGGCGGCGGAACGACGGTAAACCCACAGCCACAAACTCCGGTCACAACCAGCTATATCGGCAATAAGAACAGTAAGATATTCCACAAATCCACTTGCTCATCTGTAAAACGAATGAGCGCATCCAATAAAGTGCCTCTCAGCAGTGTTTCTGCAGCACTGAGTACCGGCTATAAGCCTTGTAAAATTTGCAATCCGGCATAGCTTATAATAAAAATTCGCCCACCTGTTGGCGCAGGAGGGCGGATCAAATAAATAGGCTGTATGGTACAGTCCAACACACAATTGAATTGTACCATTACAGCCCGGAAAAATCAATTCCCGGGTATTTTTATACCCTTTTTTAAGAAAGGATGGTACATAAATGGCCCATTTCAGGTACTTAGACAACAACAAAGTCCAGATCATTGTGACACACGGCAGAAAATTTGATGGTACCCCCTGTCGATATTACAAAACCGTCAATTACTCCACGAAAAAGCAACTTGAAGCGGACGCGGCTATATTTTTAGCTGACGTGCTGCAAGGTCGAGCATCTGTTGGCTCCGGTTCTACTATAGATATCATATTTAAAGATTTTATGTCAAACCGCGGCGGTGACTTAAAACAATCTACCTTAGGACGATACAAAACACTGTACACCAACCAAATTGCGCCCTACTTCGCCACCAAGCAAATAAATAAACTGAATAAGGTCGATATACGAAACTGGGTGAAATACCTCAATGAAAAAGGCAATCTCAAAACACACGGTCCTCTATCACAAAAAACGATAAGGCATGCGCTTTCATTACTTAGCACCTTGTACAACTACGCCATATATGACTTAGATATCATGGAAAAAAATCCATGTGAAAAAATACGTATTCCAAAGACTACGCTCCCACGAAAAAAGAAAGATTTATACGATGAAAAAGAACTTGTTGAAATGATTGATCTTCTGCTTCAGGTAAGCAAACAGGATTACACGTCAAAGGTTCATTCTACTATGATATTCTTGGTTTTATTTACTGGTTTGCGAACAGGCGAAGCTATGGGACTGACATGGAATCATATTGATTACGATTCCGGAACTATTAAGATAGAAGCTGAACGAGTATACGTTCCCATGCAAGGTGTTGTAAATGATACCACCAAAACGCTAACATCAAATCGTACGATAACTATTCCCCCGTTTCTGCTTTCGATGCTTAATAGTTTAAGATCTGAACAAGAGGAAAATAGAAAAATTCTTCAAGATGAATACGAAGACAGCGGATATGTAGCTTCCACAGTTTCTGGTACCGCATATCATCCACGGTCCACATATAAATGGTTTAAAAACTTTCTGCGGCGGCACAATTTGAGAGACGTATCTATCCACGATTTACGTCACACACACGCAGCCATGTTATCCGGTCTCGGCTTTAAAATACTTGATGTGTCGAAAAGAATGGGACATTCAAACACGCGCGTTACCCAGGAAGTGTATGAATATCTGTTCCGCGATTTGGATAATAGTATCTCTGATACTTTGGAAAACTATTTCGAAGAAATTCAAAAATGTTGCTGAAATGTTGTTAACGAAAAAACCGACGGCTGAAACCGTCGGTTTTTCAATGTTTTGCTGGTGAAGGTGATGGGAATCGAACTCATCTCATACTTGTCTCACGTCGTTTCCAACAACACCTTAAACGTTCAAATTTCAATAATATTCCAACTTTCTAAACGCCCACATTGATTCATAGGATATCAGCGTAAATCAGCATATATCGCAGATTTTGATGCTGAAAATGTTGTTAAAATCTATTGTAAATTTGCAGTTCTCCGCAACATAGCTGTCGCTTCTTCTCTCGTGATGAAAGAACCGTATCTTTTATTGCCGTCGGGATCTCCCTGGATAATGCCGTTTTTCTCCGCCCACTTTCGGTCTTCCTCCGACCAGTCACGTGGAGGCTGTGTTGCACGTTCTTCCAGATACTTGTCCATCATCTTGTTAAACTGTTCCTGTGTCATCTCTTCCTCCTTCTCTGCCAGATAGCTCTCATACTTATTTCCAAATCCGAAACTTGTGACCGTCCGAGTTTTAGATTTCTGAAACTCCTGAAACAACACTTTCGTCGCTCGCACATCGACATGACAGAACAACGAGATCGGATAATACCCGCAAGCATGTTTACCAACCGACTTTATATGCTGTTCCATCCACGCAGCGACTGCAAATGGCGGAACCCCCTGTACCCGAATATCCGCGGCAGTGCCTTTCACATGCTGTGAATTAGATGCACCGCCAACGCGCTTATTGTGCGTCGGTGTCCGGTAAGCCGAGTTGATCGTCACTGCTCTGCCGAACGCATCGCGGATCTGCTGCAAAAGATTCACAAGGTCTGTATCAATCAAAATCTTATCGCTGCCGTCTTTACAGCGAAACTCTCTGACGCGAAAATCTTTCGTCAGCTGCTTTTCTCCGTCTCTCACGAGGCTGTATGTTTTTACTGACATAACCTCACCTCCCGATTATGCTGTTGTTCTTCCCAGAAGTTGCGCTAATACCGGAATCACGCTGTCATAGTAAACCCAGGTATCTACCTCCTTGTTGCTGTATTCCGATTTACTCCGATAATATTCACCATATTCAGAGACTTTCAGCCCGTGCAGATTTGCGAGCCTTCCGACTTCATTCGCAGAGATGCCGAACAGTTCCCCGATCTCCTTTGCAGAATGAGTTTTCTGGTGTGATTTTGGTAACGAAAGGACAGGTTCACCTGCCAGCACTTCAGCAGCTTTCGCGACGAGGATGTTTTTGTATTCTCTCGAAAGGGTATCAACATTCATAAGCTTCAGGAACTGATCTGACATTCTTGTTCTTGCATTCATCAGCCGCGCTTCTGCATTTTTTCTCTTACTCTCATCACTCTGCTGGGAACACTTTCCGAAATAAGTTCCCGTTCTGCGGATCGCTGGTAACACCTCTGAAGTTACCCAGCGTTTGAACTTTTTCGCCGTCGGCAGCTTGCTGGATAAGATCAGGCTGTAGAGACCGGACTCGTTGATGACGGTCAATCCACGATTCGGAATATCTAAGGTGGTATTTTGCCCCTTTTGAAGAATCTGTTTATCCTCTGTATCTACATGGTCACTAATTGCCGACTTAGAATCCGAATACCCCAACGCTTCAGCTACATCTTTTCCAACAAACCACGGTTCCCCGTCCTTTTCGATCGCTCTGATCCGTCCAAACTCCTGATTCTCAAAAATTTTAAGTTTATTCATTTCATCTACCTCCTGATTTCCTGCACGAAAAAAGAAGCCTTTCGGCTCCCTCTGAAATTTCCTTGATTAAGTTCTTTCTACGTGGTAATCTAAATATAGATAAAAAAGGTGCTACCGGCAAACGGTTAGCCCGGAATGTTTAGTTTAAGAAATAAACCGCAGTTTTCGGGGCTGGCGGTTTATTTCTTTTTTGTGATGGTGTATGTAACAAATACGAGATTGACAATAAGAGCCGCAAAGGCTATGACTTCTCCCGTTGTCATACGCACCACCCCCTCTCGCGAGGGCTAACCGCCTGACCGTGCTTGTAGCACCTTGTCCTTATTTTACCATAGACCTATATCAACCGCCATATTATTCCTCCAGCTCCGGCAACCCTGCGACACTGGTCAGCAGAGACAGGATCCCGGCCAACGCCGAAGCAGATGCTACTGCTAACCAATTGACCTCGGACAGCAGAACCGATGCACCGATTGTGGCGATTGCCGTCTGAGCGATCGTCTTTACTGCTCTTATTCCTGCAGCTTTCCACCATTTTTTTGTCATTTCAGTTTTCACCTCTTTTAATTTCTGTTTAATATAATGTAGGAATTTGAAAC